CCAAAGAATTTAAAGAAGTATGAAGGCGATTTCACTAAGATTGTCTATAGATCACATTGGGAAAAAATGGCGTTTAAATGGTGTGACAATAATAAGGACATCATAGGATGGAATAGTGAAGAAGTTGTGGTACCATACCGCTGTAAATCAGATGGGAAGATGCATAGGTATTTCATAGATTTGTTTCTTCGTATGAAAGATGGCCGGTGTTATCTCATTGAGATTAAACCAAAAAAGCAAACACAGCCGCCAAAGGAAAGATCACGCAAAACAAAGAAGTATTTGGCTGAAGTCATGACCTATGCTAAAAACATATCAAAGTGGGAAGCAGCTACCGCTTTTGCTGATAGACGTGGCATGAAATTTCAAGTGTGGCATGAAGGAACACTAAAATCTCTAGGAATTAAACTGTTGACTTAGTTATAAATAGATATAATGGCATTATCATTCACAAACAAGTTAGAGAAGCAAGCAAATGCTGCAGGAGTTGAACGCAACACTAAAGAATCTCTTAAGTGGTTTCAATCAAAGCTAAAGGAGATGAGTGGTATTTCACGCCAAAAGCTTTTAAAGGATGATAAGTTTAAAATACGTGCATCACCATTGCCTGGTCGAATGTTTCATTTCTTTTACGATCCAAAAGGGAAGAAGACATTGCCATACTACGATAGGTTCCCTCTTATCTTTTTAGTTGAAAAGGCTAAGGGCGGGTTCTATGGACTAAACTTACACTATTTGCCTCATAAGCACCGTGCAATATTCTTTGATCGCTTAACACAGCTATCGACTAATAAGAAATACGATGAAACAACACGTATTCGTATGAGCTATGAACTATTAAAAGGTGCTGCTAAATTGACTATGTATAAGCCTTGCTTTAAGCACTATCTTACTAACCATGTAAAATCAAACATTGTGGAAATACCCGCAAGTGAATGGGAAACTGTATTGTTTATGCCTACAGAGAACTTCAAAAAGAAAACCAAGGATCAGGTGTGGCAAGAGTCCCGTAAAATGATATGAGCTTTTTAGACAAAATTAAGAATACAGTAAACCCTACAACAATCAATGATTTTAAAGCAGTCATTGGTAAAAGAGCTGGACTAGCTCGTGGAAATAGGTTCATGGTGTATATGACACCGCCACAACAATCATTGCTGAACATTGACTTGGAGAACATAGCAATCACTGCGCTGAGTGGAAACTTTAAAGCGACATCGATGATTAACGATCCACGGGATATAGCGTTGTTGTGCAATAGTTGCTCGCTGCCTGGCAAACAGATTGAAACTTTGGATTTTAATCAGGGTGGGTTTCGACAATTGGCTAAACATCCAACTGGTTACGCTAAAGAAGATGTTGAATTCGAATTCCATCTGACCAATGATTACTATATAAAGAAGATGTTTGATAAGTGGTTGGGTCTTGTCATAGATCCAGAAACATACTTAAAGAATTACGACGCAACATACCAAGTCGATATTACGATACAGCAATTGAATGAGCAGAATTTACCAGTGTATGGTGTTACGCTTAAAAACGCATTTCCAGTAACAGTAAACAGTACAGCACTATCAAATGAAAGTAGTGATACACAGAAACTAAGTGTCACAATGACATACGAAGATTTCGAACCGGCAGGAGGCGTATCCTCCACCTTTGGTGGTATAAAGAATACCATCCAAGGATTCCTATAAAATACCAAGTGAAATAGATTATGAACATACTACCACAACTAGAAGTACCTACATATAACGTAGTTATACCATCGACAAAGACAGAAGTTAGCATTAGACCATTCCTCGTAAAAGAAGAAAAGATTCTTATGGTAGCACAAGAATCTAATAATACTAAGCAAGTGCTTAGTGCTATGAAAGATATTATTAATGCATGTACCTTTAATAAGGTAGACTCAAACACTCTTACAAGTTATGATGTTGAGTACTTGTTCTTACAGCTCCGGGCGATTAGTGTTGGTGAAACAGCTGATTTAAAGTTTAAGTGCGAAGAGTGTGGCACTGAAGCAGAAGCTACTATTAACCTAAAGGAGATTGAAGTATGGCGGCCTGCTAAACCAGCTGAAAGCACTATCCAACTTACTGATGCTGTAGGTATTACACTTAAATCGCTCTCTTTAGCTGACATGTCAAACATTGACAGCAATGATGAAAATGATATTACTGAAAATATCGCTATGGTGATTGAAAGTATATTCGATGAAAACACTGTGTATTTGGCTAAAGACAGCTCAAAGGAAGAACTACACAACTTTATCAATACATTGACTCATGGCCAACTGGAAAAGATCCAAGAATTTTTAAATGACCAACCAAAACTTTCATACGTTCATAAGTTTGATTGTGCATCTTGTGCACATAAGAATGAGTCAACCCTTGAAGGAATACAATCTTTTTTTACTTAGGCCTTTCACATGATTCGTTAACTAATCACTATCAAACTAACTTTTCTATGGCTCAACACCATAAATATAGTTTAACAGAACTTGATAATATGATTCCATGGGAAAGGCAAATTTATGTATCACTACTTATGGAACATATTAGAGAAGAAAACGAAAGAATTCGCGAACAAAATAACAAATAAATCTTATGGCAGAGTCCACATTAAGCGACGTAGTAGCTAAATTAAATGATATCGAAGGTATCGTTAAAGGCGTTAAAGGACAAAGTTCCTCGACATCGACGGCCGTTGTTGACAGCCTAAAGAAGTTATCTGGCAGTATTACTGCTCCTTTTAAAAATTTAAAAGGAGCTATCACCGCGCCTTTTGCAAGTATCAAAGATGGAATAACTGGTTCTATTAGTAGTATTTCAGATGCAGTCACCAAACCTTTTAAAAATATTAGTGGTATGTTCAAAGGGGCTGGAGCATTCCTAGGTAATATTGGTGGTAAGATTGGTGGATTGTTTAAAAAGAAAAAGCCAAAGGGCGATATTAGTGAGATCGTTACTAAAATGCTCGGCAAGATGGATGATCTTGAAGGTGCTATTACAAAACAAGGTGGTAGCTTAGTTAAATCGGTAGACGGTCTTGTTGAATCTTTAGCTGGTAATGACTTAGCCAAAGCTGAAGAAGCACGTGAACAAAGGAGTATCCTTCAGAAAATCGCTGATGGTGTAAGTGGAGGTGGTGCTCTTGCCTCTGCAGCCGCGGTCGGCGGTGGTGGTAAAGTTGGAGGTAAAGGTGCCGGTGTATTCTCAAAAATTGGTGCAGCGATTGGAGGAACTATTGGAGGATTGATTAGTGGTATTGGTGGTGGATTTGCTAAGGTTGGAAAGAACGCTGCTAAAGTCATTAAAGGTGCTGTAGCCATTGCCTTTGTCGGTGCTTCTTTAATACCAGCTGCTAAGGCTTTCCAAATGTTCAGTGAAGTATCTTGGAAAGGTGTAGGGATTGGTATAACTACTCTTGCAGCACTCGTCGTGGGTGTTATGGCATTGGGCGCGATAATGTCTTCAGGAGTTGGAACCGTTGCGATTCTTGCAGGTGCTGCGGCATTAGCAATACTAGGCGTAACACTTATTCCAGTCGCAAAGGCGTTTGAAATGTTTGGTGCAGCGTTAAATGAGCATGTTATGCCAGCGCTTAGACAGTTTCAACCAATCATTAATGATTTTATTGATCGATTGATCACTAACTTTGGGTCGCTTACCATGATCATCGATGACTTTATCGGTGGTTTAATCGTGAACTTTGGTAAGATTGCTGTAGTCGTTGGTGATTTTATTGATCGTAACATTACTGGTATGGTCACAGCGTTTTCAAGCGTTGGAGAATCAATAGGTGGTCTAATAACAACGATCGTATCAGAGATTAGTCGACTAGGCGCGTTGGATGGCGATAATTTACTTCAAGTCGCGGCTGGTGTTGCGGCCCTCGGTGTATCATTGGCTGCCTTCGGCGCTGGTGGTGCGATTGGAAGTATAATAGGTTCCATATCCGGTGCGTTCGGTAAGCTGTTTGGCGCTGAAAGTCCTATTGAGCAAATACAGCGATTAGCAGGGATTGGTAATAGACTTAAGGACACACTCGAGCCAATGCGACTATTGCCAATATACCTAAAGGGTATTGCTGAGGCTATTGCAATGGAAGACTTTGCCGATAATCTTAAAGACGCTGCAGACGCCTTTGACAAACTTATGTCAAAGATGAAAAAGGGTCTTAATGGTTTAGACACTGATAAGCTGATTACTGTTGAGAAGATAATAAATTTACAAGGTGCTAAAATGGATGCAATGCAATCGCAGAATTCTGATATGCAAGCTGGTGCGGCGGCTTCAGCTGTTGTCACTACAATAAATAATGTGGATAACTCTTCGTCAACAAATGCAACAAGCACAACGTTCTATCAAAGTAATGCAATAGACGAAGGCTCCACACAGTACGCATACTAAAAAAGGAGTGGCCAATAAGACCACTCCTTCTAGTTAGTTGTTTAGTCTATTTGTTACTGTGAAGCTAGCTTTGCGAAGTACGACAAAGTATCTTCACCGTCACCATCATCACTACCGCCCTGATCACTGCTACTGCTCTCAACGGTTGGAGCTGGGGCATCTACTACAATATCTCGTGTAGTGTTCAGCTCGACCGTTTGCTCTGTCGAAAAGCTAGATGATACTTCAGCCTCGCCAAGAACTTCGAACATTTTCTTCTTCAATTCAGCATAAGTCTTATAGCTTGCTGGATCAGTGAATTCACCAAGCTTATAGAGTTTGTTATATACTTCTTCAAGTTGAGCTTCATCACCATCTAGAAGTGGAGCCGATGCATCAAACTCAGACTTATCATAGTTTCGGTATCCTTCAACTTGACGGATCTTCAACTTAAAGTTTGCGCCACCCCAGAAATCAAATGGATTTGTAGGAGTTTCATCGGCAAACTGTGGTTGCATTACATCCATGATTTTGTCCATGATCTTCTTGCCGTACTCATAAAGGAATACCTTACCTTCATTTTGAGGATTAGCTGAATCAGAGACAACCAGAATATTTGAAACGTGGTGTAGACGACGCTTGCGTTGGCGAGCAGTTTCTTTGTCTTCATCACGGCCAGTGTTCCATAGCTGAGAGTTAAGCTCAGATACAGGATCTTGTTGACCGATTGAAGTCAAAGAGCGTTCGATATACCAGCGACCTGTTGGACCCTTAAAGCCGTGATCCCAGTATTTAACCCACGGAAGGTCTTCACCTACACCTGCAGGCAGGAAGCGGATAACGGCATAACCATTTCCAGCTTTGTCAACGGTTGGTTTCCATAGACGATCATCGCCATAGGACTTCTTTTCGTTGGTTGTTTCTGATGCTGCTACGAGTTTAGCAATCGCGTTTGTGCGATTTTGTTTCAATTGTTCAAATGACATATATTATTATTTTGTTTTGTGTTGTTAGTATTATTGCAGTGTATTGTTTTACTGTCAGTATCTATACTACCATAGTTTGGCTAATGTGTAAAGGTTAAAATTAACTTTTGCTTTAGCTTTTCTTGTGGTAATGGATTCAGCAGAACGATTGATTTATACTTAAGAAGTAAATCAATCATATCGTTATTTATACCCAAAGGATCACTTAGATCACCCTTCAGGCGGTTAAGGAAATTGACGAGTATGTCTACAAGCACTACAGTTTCAAGCTGAATTTCGCCAGCTCGAAGAGACTCTAATAGTGGATTGCTGCTATTGTTGTCAGAGGCTGTACACATTTCGTCAAAGGTATATCCTTTGTCACGTATTAATTTCATGTCGTTGGTTAGCATATATGTCAGCTTATCATATCGTGCAATGTATGCATTATATACGTCGTCGGTCATATTACCAACCCAAACACTTGGGTCATGAATTAAATTTGAAGTAAAGTACTGTATTGCGGTTTCTTTGCTTAAACGTCGAGATAGTTTCTCAAAGAAGTATCGATCACGACGACGTTCAAACGTATCTTGTTTCACCGCAGTTCTAAAGTTATACTTTACTGCGTCATAGCCTGAAGTGAAGTGTAGCTTCAGCGCATTATATATTTGATATGTTTGAAAGCCTGTCATTAAAATAAGTATGAAGTAGTTCTCTTAATAATATTTCGATCCATCGCTTCTGCTTCTAGTTTAAGCTTAAGCGAACCTTTTACAAGCTTAGCCATATCTTCAGGGTCAATCTGTTTCCTTTCACATATTTCGATAATAGCTTCGGCATATGTCATTTTGTCATGTGCTACTAGCTTTTCAACCTGTAGTCGCAACTCTTCTTTAGTGATTGATGGTTTAATTACTACTGATTGTCTACTCATAATGCTCGTATTAAAATGGTATCTTGGTTGATCCTACCATTGTTGGATTTGCGTTTTGTTTTTAGATCTTCAAGTGCTTTCTCAATCTGTTTTTCTGTTCTTGTTGCGAGAATTGGAAGTAGTTCTTCTGGCTTACGTAATGTTAAGCAGAAAGAAGTTGTTTCATCAAAGTCCTTTACACTAGTGCCTTTGACGGTAAAGCCATCACGCCCTTTAGCTTTAAAGACCATTAGACGACGGTATTTAGTATTAAAGGCAAAGAATGTATTAGCTCCAATGATACGAATTGGATCACACGATTGGATACTATGGTCCTTTGATTCATTCAAATACTTTAAATTCTGTACTTGTTTATCAGCTGCTTTAGGCTTTTTTACTCGTGGCTTACGAGTGCTACGTTTACTTGACTTATATAGAACTACCTCATTTAACATAGCATCACACGCTTTAATGCGGTTCCGCAGCGCTGGCTTACTCAAGTATGAATACCCTTCTACCATTTGCTCACATGTTTTTTCAAGCGCTTCAGTCATTTCATCTCGTTGACGATTAAGCCATGAAACTACTTCGCCAATAGCAGAAATTGGAATGTTCTCTCCTCGCATTGTAGTTGCGATTGGAAACTTTCGTACTTTAACTTCACCTTCGCACCACTCGTCTAATAATACTTCAAGTTCACATAAAACAGATTTGCGAACACGGTTCACCATAATCTCGTGAGGATTCATCTTAGGTACAACCACGGCTGCAGCCTCAGCTTTCTTTTTAGCTTGTGCTACAGCAATAGCCGAAAGAATTTGTGCGATACCTTCATTGACTCGTAGTTTATAATCACGAAAATCTGGCATACCAACATTAAACATGCGGGCTATCTTCCCTGTTGTCGTAACTTGACCTACAGTTTTTGGTGTAAACTTAATTGAGTCAATCTCGCTTTTAGCGAAGCCGTTCAATTTCATGTATTCGGCAATGATCGGCAGATAATCATCCCGATCCAAATAGTAGTTATAGAAGTTAAGTGCACCACTTACTCTAGAATCAAACGCCTCGATCGATTCTACATCACTCCACTCACGCTCTTCGCCCGTGTACTTATCGTCAAACGCTGAGACGCGGCCATTCTTTTGAAACTTTCTTGTTTTAATCTTCATAATGTAATTATACCATCTTTATGGTCATTTGTAAATACTTAAGTGCGATCTGCAAGGATTTGCTTAAAAGTGATATATTCAAGCCCTCGGCCACCACCTTTTCCTGTGTCAACTAAGATTGATTCTTTAGAAATAATCTGAACGATAACCCCTGAGGCAGTAAAGTTGTCAGAGGTTGACCAAGTGATATAGTCGTCGACTTTGTGAGGGCTAGTCATTCTATGTCTATTTGAGTTGCTGTACATATAGTTTATTTAAAGAAGATGTGTTTTCCGATAGAGGTTGTTTGTGTGAGGCTTGATGCCCAATATGGTTCGTCGATGTATTCTGCATAATAGTGATCTGCTCCGTTTGTAAAGTTACTGATTTGTGCGGTGTCGACAATCTTCATTGCCTCGTGCCAGCGTGGGTGATTTTGTGCTTTAGCGATATTCGTATCAACATCGTTTTCATTCCA